ACGATCGGAATTCCTTCGTACTCGGTCGGTCGAGGCGCTGGCATCCCGGTCGGGCTGTAGGTTGTCCGGCTCACCTGCAGCTGCCGCAATGATCGGCGGTTCATGCAGATATGCGTGGGCTGATCGCTCGCCGGGAACAGGGCCAGAGCCCGTGCCAGCAGCGTGTCAGTGAGACCCTTGCCGCTGTCCTCGGTCAAGTTGGCGATGCGAGCCACGGCGTACTTACTGCCGATCTGCACACCGAGATGGCCGCCAGCATCTCGCACCATGGCCACCATGCTCTTCGAGTTGCTGCCGAGCACGACAGACTCGAAGATCTCGCCGACCGTGAAGTTAATGTTTGGGGTCGACAGCGACTGGTCGCCGGCACCCACCAGAGCCACCGATGCGTCGTCCGGAGTCGATCGCAGGAACCACACCGAGCTGCCCGTCGAGGCAGTCGTGCCGGCTGCGTTGATCACCAGCGCGTCGCTGGCCCCGTTGTAGTTGGCACTGTCAGCGAGACCGAGAAATCCGTCCGCCGATCCGCCGACTGTGCCATTGAAAAATTGCTTCTCGAGGGTGAACAGAGCCTCGCGGATCTGTCGTGCCGTCCGCTGATTCATCCAGGCTTCGGCGCCAAATCGATAGGCTCGGCAGGCCGCCGCGTCCTCGATGACTTTGCTGTCGATGTATTTCAGATCGATGCTGGTCTGTGTCGAGATGCTGGCCGTGTAATCAGCACCCGCGTTGACAGCTCGGAAGCCGATCACGGGCGCGGTCGTTTCGACATTGAACTTGTGCACCGTGCCGTTGCTCGACTGCATCGCGTGCAGCGCTCGCAGGACCGGGGCCTTGTTCAGGATGTCGGTGATCTCTGCCGGGTTCACGTCGAGGCTGTTGAACCTGATCAGCTCATTCAGCGTGGAAAGTGTGTCCGCCATGGTCGTCTACTCCTCAATTCTTGCGTGCTCGGAATGCCTCGGCCAGACTGCGTGGCACCGTGCCACCAATCGCCACCGGCGTCGTCTCACCCTTGACCGCCTCGGCCATGCTGGCCGCCTGCTGCTTGATCTGGGCCAGCTCAGCTCGCAGATCCTGGATCGTGCCCTGCAGTGTCTGCAGGTGCGATGCCTGAGCCGCGTGAAAATCGAGACCGTCGCGAAACATCCGGGCGCCCTCGGCATCACCGAAGGCTGTCATAAAGGCCGCCAGATCCGGTCGCGTTGGCGCCTCCTGCACTGTCACCGGCACCTCTGCCGCTGCAGCTGCTGGCTGCTCCCCTGCCGCCGCTGGCTGCAGCGTCGCCTTGTTCATGTCATTCTGTCCTTGCTGTGACCGGATGGCCGTGAGAACATCCTCGAGACCGCCGATCTGATCCACCAAACCGAGGCCGACAGCTTCGGCTGCCGACCACCACCGACCGTCGGAGACGGCCTCCACCTGCTCGCTCGTCATGCTGCGACCACTGGCCACATCGGCCAGAAATCGGGCATTCATTTCGTTTACCTTGTCCTGCAGAAATGCCTGCTGGTCCGGCGTGATCTCTTCGCCTGGCGTGGCGATGCCCTTGTAGGCTCCCGACGTTAGCAGCACCGACCGAAGGCCCGCGTCTGCGTAGGCCTTGCTGTAGTCGATCACCTGCCAGTATGTGCCGATCGATCCGACCTCGCTGTCCTTGCTGGCCCAGATGCTGCCGGCCTGCGATGCGATGCGATAGGCCATCGAGCAGCCGCAGCCGTTCACCGAGGCCACCACCAGCGTCCGCTGGGCCAGCTCGTTGACTGCATCCACGACAGCCGTGCCGCCATCGACCACACCGCCGGGGCTGTCGATCCGCAGAACCACAGCGCGGGGCGGCATCTCCAGCAGCTCCTCGAGGCCCTCGAGAATGCTGGCGTAGTTCGACCGGAACGGGCTGCTCTTGGCTTTGAAGAGCGGGCCGACAATCGAGACGATCGCAATCCCGTCCTCGGTGTAGCTGACTGGCGTGCTGTCTTGGAAGCCGAGCATCTCCGCCCACATGTCGTAAATGCGGTCGTCGATCCGCTCCGGGTCCATGTCACCTCGAGGCCTGCCGGCCTTGGCCGCCATGCGATGCTCATAGGCCTGCAGCCACCGCATATCGATCTGCCATCCGCGATTCATTGCACCGCCTCCAGTCGCACCATCGCCGCGTTACTCCATGTCTGCAGATAGCCGAGTGATGCGAGCTCCTCGCGTTCCTTGGCGATCTCTCGGCAGTTGTCCAGATAGTCACCGAAGCCCCATGTGTCGCACACGTCCTGCATCGACTGGAGGCCCGCAGCGACTGACCGCAGCGCCACGTCGAGCTCTTCCTGTGGCTTCCAGAATGCAATGCCCCTCGGGACCCAGCGCCACTGCAGATCAGAGACCAGCTGGCCGCCGGGTAGGCTGATCTCGCCCGTGCCGCCGAAGTCCGTCGGCAAGGCCCACTTGAGCAGCAGCCACTGGGTCAGTCGTTTGTGGAGTCGCTCCTGCGTCTTGCGTCTGGCGTGGCAAGCTCGCTCGAAAAGATTCCACGCGCCGCGTGAGCCGCTGTAGTTGGTCCACGACTCGTCGAAGAATGAGTAAGGCAAGTCCAGCGATTTCAGTGCGATCTGTAGACAGAGCTTCAAAAAGTCTTGCGTCTGGCTGGCTGGGTTGCCTGACTCGATCGCCTTGACGTCCTCGCCCTCATCCAAATCAAACACCGCCGGGCCTTGCCCGAAATCGAGCACACGGGCCGATGCGTCCTGTGAGCCGTCGGTGTCGTTGTCGCTGTCGAAGGCCTCGGCCTCCGGCTTGCGACTGAATGCGATCCCGAACAATTGATCGAGCTTGATCTTCGCCCGCATGTGATCGAATGTCTCATCGACGTCCCGGAACTCATTCAGGGCTGCGACGATCGGAGACTGTGGCCGGATCTGGTTGGGCCTGCCTTCGAATTGGCAGTGCTGCCAGACATTGCTCTGGCGGATGATCCTGTCGCCGCGTGTCCCCGTGAGCGGATCTTCCTCGGCAAAATTCCACGCCACCACCCGACCGCTGCGGAGCTTGGCCCCGTTGATCCATTGCTTCTGGTCGTTGCGTCCGTAGGCTGGCGACCGACAGAATGCGCCCTCGACCAGCTGTAAAGTCCAGTCGCTCTGCTTGACCAAAAAACAATCGCCCGCCAGCAGCTTCTGGGCCTCGGCCACCCTGCGGATGTCGTCCCAATCCATGCGACCGTAGGTGTCGATTGCCTCGGGCTCGGTGTCCCGTGCCATCAGCTGCTTGAGTGCCACATCGAGACCACGATCGCCAGTTCGTGGCTGGAAGTCCCACAGGCAGCAGTAGTCCAGCGTCCGCCGAATGGCCCATGCCAGGAGCCCCATATTGCGCCACACGTCGAGGGCGTTGGCTGCGAGTGCCTCGCGTCGCCGGTCGTTGAGGAGACTGTCCTCGAGTCGCACCTTGGCGGTAGCGGACCGCCGGCGATTGCCGGGGTTGAGGGCCTGATAGGTGGTGTCTGTCGTGCCGGGACTGGTGCTCACCGCATCACCTCCGGCTCATCATGACGTTGACGACTGGCGACCGCCGCCGCCTCATGCCGGTCTGCTCTTCGAGCTCCCGCAGCTGCTCTTTGATAATCTGCAAATCAATCGTCGTCGATGCGCCGTCGCGACTGTCCGACGTGACGCCACTCTGCAGCGTCTGCCTCAGTCTGGCGATAATCTGTGCGGTTGTTTCGCTCATGCCCGCAGTCTGCGGGCCGCCTGCTCAGTCGTCAACGGGCGAAACAGGATCGCCCGATTTCAGCTCGCAGATATAGCTGCGATCCACCCGGTACTGGCCGCAGTTGAGGCAGCTGGTACGCCGCAGCAGAACAGCCGTGTAGGGTCTGCCCTCGGGGCTGATGCCGTCGCCGTCGATCCGCTGCGGCGCGTCGATGTACTCCGCCCGCTCTGTGCTGTGGCATGTTGGGCAGTGTGAGACCCTCACGTCCACGACAACTCTGTCCCGCGTCTTGCTGCCCTTGGGTCGCCCCGGTTTTCCCTCGCTCACGTTCTCACCTCCGCTGACAAATCGCTGACAAATCGCTGACAACACCGGGCCGCACTGCTAATCGCGCAAGGCCTCTGCCATCGCCCCTTTTTGGTTTTTACGAGAACTCGCCTCTAATAGCCCAACCAGATGACCCATCTCAAACATCTCTTGTCTTAGATCGCTCATGTCCTGTGCGACTTGCTGCAGCGTGTATTTTTCTGGGCTGCCGATGGCTGTAAGCAGCAGCATCATCGAGCATGACTCAATCGCTTGCTGCATACTGTCGCAGAAATAGCCGAGCCCGTTGAATTTATGCTTGCGGCCAGCGTTGTCGACAACAGTCTGCCATGACCCATTCACGGCAACTAACGTGAGCTCATGCACTCGCAGCCTTCCGTCTTTATCGCTGCGGCGAACCCGGTAAACCGTGCGCGGCAGTTTTTTCTTTGTTCTCACGTTCTCACCTCCGTTCGTCGTTTGACTCTCCGCCGTCGCTTCTGCTCCGTGGCCTCGCTCACCTCTGGCACATTGCACCCCAGCACAGATGCCAGCACCAGACAGCCGACTGAGCTGTCGAGCCAGTGGTTCTCGGCCCCGACCCTCAGCCGCCACTCCATCACCGTGCGCCCTCGGCCCTCGGTCTGGGTCGCATACTCGCTCGTGAGATGCTCGGAGTACAGCCGATGCATCCCGTCGTAGAGTGTGATGGCTCCAGCATGGCCGATCCTGACGGCCATCTGGTCATGGAATGCTGTCTTCCAGTAGTTCACGTCTGAGAGGCAATTGCGGATGTCGCCGGCCTGCTTGCGTTTGACGATCACCCAGCCTAGGCCGACTCGTGAGCCGGGGTCGTACTTGCGCTCTGAGATCGGCTTGTCTGCCGCCCGATAGCTCTGGCCCATGTATGCCAGCAGCTGCTGCCGATGGTTGCTGCGACTGAGGGCCGATTTCACCAGATCCGTTTTCCACCTCGCGTCGAATGCCACCAGCTCGGGCGTCATGTGGCCGCCGTCCTCGCTTCGCCAGTCCTGCGAGAATAACCACTCACAGAACTCCGTTATGCCTTGGCTGAGAGCCGCCATGTCGCCGGCTTGCGGGTACTTGTGGCTGAGCTTCCGCCGCGCTTCCTTGAGGGTAAAGTAGGGGTCGTCCTGCTCCGGAAATGTCCCGTATCGCATCACATGCAGAGAGCCATCCTCACGGGCCGCCGCCACGGTGTAGTACAGCAGAGTCTGCTGGACGTCCACCATGGCCACCAGCTTGTGGAACCCCTTCGGGGCCACACCTCGAGGCAGCTTCACCCGCCGGCTGTCGGCAATGTCTTGGGCCGTGAGCCATGTCCTCGATTCGTTCTCGTCCTTCTGGGGCTCGTTCTGCAGCTCGCTGAAGAATCCGCTCCGGCTGCGATAGTACCACTCCATCCCATGCTGCAGAGCCGAGATCTCGCCGCTGCTGGCGCTGTACCTCGCCGGCCATGCCACCTCGCTGCCGGAGTCCATGGCCGCCTTGTGCTCTTTGTAGAACCGCGTGGCGTCACGGATGTCGCCGTGCTCACGGAGTGATGCCGCCCGGATGTCCCCGTACTGTGACCACAGCTGCATGGCCGCGTCGTCTGGCATTTTGCGGATGAAGGCCCTGCGTATCCCGCACCAGTCGGGGTTAATTTCGCGGTTGAGCAGTCTGTCGGCTGCGTCGTCGGATCTGATCACTGTGCACGTCACCAGCGCGCAGAATGGCGTGTCTGGGCCTCGCATTCCCACCAGGTCATTCTGGATGACCTCCGTGCGCCCGTGGCATTGGATGGCAGACAGTGCTGACTCGCGGGTCTGGAAGTCGTCGCACAGCAGCATCGAGGGCCGGATGACTCGACCGTCCGGTAGTGTGTGCAGCGCACCGCGCACCGCCTCCATCAGGCCGCTGGCCGTGACGATCGCGCCCGTCCCCGCGAATCCGTCGAGCGTGGCGAATACTGCCGTCTTGGTCGAGATCTGAATGTTAGTGTTCTGCCCCCTGTAGAGCTGGCCCTTGGCTCGGTTGCTGATCCCCTCCAGCTTGCGGATCGGGTAAGCCACCTCCGGCCAGAGATCGTAGAGCATGGGGTTGTGTGACCACTCTGTCACGATGTCGCGCAGCAGCTTTTCGGCCTTGCCGGCGTTGGCTGCCGCGATCATGCTGAACGGATGCAGCCGCCGGACTATCGCCCAGATCATGGCCCGCATGATGATCGTCGACTTGCCCGTGCCGCGTGGCATTCCCACAGCGCGGAATCCGCCCCGCTCGATGACTCGCTGCAGCTCCTCGATCAGCACCAGATGATCGTCACACCATCCGAGCCGGAATGCCTGCGGGAAACACCGCTCGAGGAACGTCCGCAAGTCCGCCTCACACGCCTCGCGTAGAACCGGATCGCCCACTGGCGGGATGTCGCCGATGTCTCGAGCCGAGTTGCTGACCTGCTTGGACCTCGCCGCCGCCTGAGCCTTCAACCGCTCATAGGCTGCTGTGGCCCTGTCGCGCACCTCGTCCGCTGAGCGCGGGGCCGCCGCTCGCCGCTTGCGTGGAGCTGTGGCAGTGCTCACTGGCTCCGGAGCCTCTGGAGCTCCGCCGCGATCTGTGCTGGTGTTGCGCCGCCTCGCCATCGTGCCACCGGCATTCTGTCAGATTTTCGGACCAGCCACACTGTGGGAATCGACGTGACCGCCGGCACCGTGACCGGCTTACCTCCGGATTGTACCACACGGGCCCGCCAGTATTCCGGGCTGCGGTCCATGTCGGTCTGTGTGACCGGCAGCAGCTGCTGCACAGCCGGCAGCGTGGTCTGCTTGTATCGCTGGCATGGTCCGCACCAGCTGGCCGTGAAGAGGACAGCGTAGTAGTCTTCAGCCTGCTCCTCGAATGGGGCCGGCTGTGGCTGCGCGACACTCACCCGGAACCGCCATTCGTCCGCGATCAGAAGGGCCATTGCTGCCAGTGCTGCGATCATTGTGCTACCCCCGCGATTGGACAAACGGCATCATCGAATACAGCCTTGCGTCCACGCAAGATCCCGTATCCCTTGTCGCCCCACGTCGGGCCCCAGCTGTTGACAATACCCCAGCAGAGCTCGCCGTCGAGAATGAGTGCGTCCACGATCGCCACCTGATGGCCCCACCAGTTGAAGCCGGCGGAGATCGGATAGCCGCTCAACACCATCGTCGCCGCCTGCATCATGTTCCGGGGCTGCACCTCGATCCAGTCCGTCGCCCTGTACTTGCGAGCCACCAGCTGATTGCCCTGCGTGGCGTAGCGTCGCTCGATGGCTCGCTCCGGCCAATACTGCTGGGGGACCGCGCCGTGCTCCTTGAGCCACTTGAGGGCGTCGCCGCCCCAGCCGCCGACGTTGCGATAGCCTTTGATCTGAGCTGCCACGCTGGCGGGGCTCAGCCTCACCGGTGTCTGGTTGGCCCTGAGTATTGCGAGCTCGAGGCAGTAGACCGTGGCAAAGGCCCAGCAGTAGTTGGTTTGCCCTTGATTCTTACAGCCCCAGTCGTGCTGTCGGATCATGTCGGAGATCCGGCTCTTGTACTTTTCAGCGTCCCTGATACTGGCCTTGATTTCGGCCATGGTCATGGTCCGCATACTGGTCGGGTATGGCATGGCTGAGCTGCCGTAACCGAAGCCGCCGGCGTTGGGTCGGTCCGCCATGTCGAGGCCTCGGGAGCCTCCGGCCCAGACTGACTCGGGCGTCGAGTCGTCGATGATGATCGCACCTGCCGGGATGTTGCTGCTGCTCACTGTTGCCCCCTCGCTGCCTTGAGAGCCGCCAGCAGCTGGGGCTGCGACTCGATCGGGATGACCGTGGCGTCCGTGCCACGGACAATCACCGCTTGTGGTCCATCACCCAAATCCGCTTTGACGTCTTGCCAGAGCTTCCGCCAGATCGGCGGGGCCGAATCGAGTCCGTCCGACTCGATGGCCGACCGATCCCAGAGCCTCCATTCCGCTCGTCCTGCATCCTGCACACAGTTGGCATCCAGCCACTGCCTTACCGCCTGCGAGTTGACCGCCTGCAATGCCGCCGGCGGTGCGTCCTGATCGACCAGCAGCAGCACCCGCAGATCCGCGTCTGCCGGCTGTGGTGGCTGTGGTGGCGATGGCCCCGGCCCAGGGGGAGGATTGGGCGCGGAGCCATCGACCACCAGCTGTACGATCTGCCGCTCTGCGGGGTCGCTGAATCCGTATGGGACCACCACCAAAGTGACATTGCCGGGAGCTTGAGACTCGATCGAGTAGATCCACGGATCAGAGATTCGACGGGTCGTGATCTGCCCGTTGCCCCCGGCAAATCTGCCGCGATAGACTGCCGTCTCCCCCTGCTGCAACTGCTGCTCACTGATGCTAACCACACCCTCCGGGATTGCGATCAGCAGACACTGGCGCTTTCCAGAAACCAGCAGCCACTCCTCGGGCTTGATCCGTATGGGCCCTGGCGCCACGTCCTGTGGCTGTGGAGTGACCGCTGGAGCTGGCGTTGGAAAGACCAGAGCCGGGTCGTCGAGCAGCAGCAGCAGACAGAGAGAGAGCAGCGCTGTCATGTGTCGTCACCTGTGTCGACTCGCTGAGCGCTGAACCCGGCAGACTCGACCACACTGGCCGGCTGCGTGAGGCAGTCTGCGATGGCAGCGTCTGCGATCTGCTCGGCCTCGAGCCTGCTGATCTTGTGGCCCTGGCGTCTGGCCGCCTTCGTGGCAGACTGCGCCATGCGTCGCTTGAGCCGAGCCGGGTTGCGCAACTGCATCGTCCGCACCCGCGACTGCACCTGCTCCGGGGTCACGTCGTCGTTGTGAAAGAGGCAGTTGAGGGCCTCGGTGATGATCGGTACCAGCAGCGCGACCCAGGCGAATCCGTAGGGCCCGTCGGCTGTTGGCATCTGCTGAGCCACGCGCTCAGCTGCGTTCTGAATTTCGTTCGGCATGTGTACTCCATTGTGATCGGTGAGATTATCCCCGGAGTGAGATTATCGCCGCCGGGAATGAAAAGCAAGCAAACAACAAAACTCAGGCACAAAATATGGCACTTCCGAGGTTGTC